TTCTCATTGATATACTCTTTATTATAACGATTTACTTCTTTATTAAGTATTTCCATAGGATACATACGACCATTCCGATTTTTAATATCGGCTTGCATAAATATCCCCTTTATCTTATAATTTTTCTTACCAGATTTTTCATCTTCTTCGATCAGATAATCCATATCATTCTCGATATGTTCTGATATTAATTTTAAATGATAATTCATAATTCTATCCTTTATGCTGTATAGTTTACATCTTTTTTGAACTCAATCATTACAAAACCAGATGTACCAAGACAAGCCATTTCCATATCTCCAGAAGTAGCACCAGTATTTGTTGCAGCAGATTCAATCAATCCAGCAGAACCATCATAGTAACCACTTCCAGCAAGATCAATTAATGTTATATCTGAATCGCCTTGTTCAATAATTTTAACATGTCCAGTATCATCATCAGCAGTACCCTCAACTAATCCCCACCAAATTCTTTTAATATGCAATTTTGCACCATTGGCGTGTCCGTCTAGTGCAGATGCATCTAAAATAGCATTGGTTGCAGTTGTGTCATTAGCAATATTTACTAATATAGTGACTATACCACCATTACCAGTAGTTCCGACTATGGTATCTCTCAATGTTCTTGTTGTAAAAGCCATTATTTACTCCTTAAAATGCTAACATTTCTTTTTCAAAATATCCCATAAGTTCCTTTTCTGGAACTTTGTATTTTTTGGATACTTGATTAATAGTTTTTTCAAAAGTATTTAGGAAATCTGAAGGTTTAGAGTCCATTTTACTAAAGATATCGTCAACAGCCTCTTTCATCTTCGGAGACAGTTTCTTATACCCTTTAGATTTCTTATGTTCATCTTTCTCTGGGAGAGATGTATATAATGAATTAAACTGCTTCATTGTCCTCTACTTCTGGTATATGGTTACTTACGAAAGTTCCAGCTACTTCTTTTCTTTTTGTTTCTAATGCACGACCAACTCTGTCAGTCATTGCACTCTTAAATGCATCTTCTGCACCTAAGTTGTTACTTTGTTGTAATTCATTTACAAAATTTTCTGCACTCATTATTTATCTCCATTTTCTTCTGGTGGTTCTTCACCATTATATTTTGCTACGTCATCTGCTGGTATTGGTGTTCCGTCAACAGATGGATATCTTGAAATACCATCTGAATCATCTGGAACATTAACTCCACCATCTTCTGGATCAAGTCCAGCTTCTTTATTTATTTGATCTTGCATATCATCAATTTCAGAATCACTAAGGTTAAGAACATTTTTCTGTACCCATGCTTTACTAAAGAATGTACCGATATAACTTTCAATACTACCTAATGCATTAATTCTATCTTCCATCAACTCAGCTTTCTTGAGTTCTGCAAAATGTCCATCTTGCAAGAAGTCATACTGAATATGTTGGTGCATCTTCTTCCAATCTTCTAAAGTGACAACACCTTTAAGAATTAACTGAGTTTTTAACAAATCAGTAAAAAGAGGAGTAAATCTTTTACGCATCCTTTGTACAAACTTTGTGAACTTCAATTCATCTCTTGTAATCTCTGTAGAACGACCAAGACTAAAACCAGCTTCTGCTTCTAATCTTGAAATTGGTACGTTTAATGATCTAAATAACTTCTGTTTGAAATATGTAATATCATCAATCTCACCAAGATTAGAACCTCCAGCAAGAGTAGTTATCTCTGTACCACGACCACCTTCTCTACGAGGCAACCAAAAGTCTTCTAACATTGACATATGATTTCTATCATCTCTGATTTCTCCAGTAGATGCATCATATGTAAGTTTGTTACGATATCTAGCCATAACATCTTTTAAGTATTGTTCTGCTTTAACTTTAGGTAAATTACCAACATCAATATAGAATATACGTCTTTCAGGCGCTCTTGATACACGATAGATAACAAGGGAGTCTTCAATCATTCTAAGTTGATTAACTGGTTTGATTGCTTTGTGTAGATAAGAAAGTACATGACCTTTGTTCTGATCAATCAAGCCAGATGGTACATAAGTTATACTGTCTGGTGAGATTTTGATGCCTTCGTTTGCTCCTGTTTGCAAACCTTTATCGTTATACATAAAGTATTCATTTACAGCATCAATCAGTTCTATACTAGAACCTTTTTTATTGACCTTTTTTATTTCTTTAACTTTACGAATCTTTTTAGGGTCAATGTATCTTAGTTCTTGGATACCTTTTCTTGGATTTTGTTGATCTATAACTTTATGGTAATATAGTCTACCATCAACATACCAACGTCTGAATATGTCGTGACCTTTTGTATCAAAGTTAAGAAGTTCTAAGACTGTATCAAATTCTTCTCTGATTCTATCTTTAATTCTTTTAGGATACATAAGTCTTTCGAGTTCGATAGCAACGGCTTGATCTCTTTCGTTTGCAACAATACCCTCATTGACAATATCCTCAATCGCACTATCGCACTCTGGTTGTTGTGCAATATCACGATATCTACGAATCAAGTCCATTTCAGTTCGTTCACGACCATCAGTATCTAAAAGTTGTGAATAGAAACCACCACCAGCAACCTCAAGAGTTCCGTCTTCTGAACTAGGTTCAGTAAACCTCTCTTGAGAGCCAGAGTTTTTTATTTTTTCAAATTTGAATCCAAATAATTCCGCCATAATATCTCCTACTATTGTCTCCTATTTAGTAGGTTAGAAACTAACGCCTGAAGGCTCAAAATGTTGATACCTAAAAGTAATAGGAAAGGTTTCAATTTCTGTTGCTTCAGCATTACTCAATTCAATTACACCAATTGATGTAGGAAATGCATTTCTAAAGATATAACTCTTTAAAACTGTATCATCTCTATCCAACTGTTCAACAGTCAAGTCTGTTTGATAATCAGATGGAGAAATAACTCCAGTATTATCAACATAACTGTTAATACCATTTTGCCATAATTCCATTGCGTTTCTTATCATAAAGTCGGTATCATTATATACTGTTACATCCCAAGTTTCTGGAGCAGGTCTGTCACCAGTAAGATATATATTTCTACCTCTAAATGGTACTGGAATTTCAGTCAATGTAGATGCTGGTAATTGTGCAGCAGTTACAAGAAATGAAGTTCTACGAACATCAAGTCCGATTGCAATACCAGATGGTGGTGTCAATGTTACTCTGAACTGGTTAGCACGAGCACCACCACCGATTAGATTTGCTTTAAAGTCATCTATGTTTCCCATGATTAACCTCCTACCTCAGTAAATGCGACCCCTGTTCTCACAGCGATAAAGTTAAGTGTGATGAAGTTGATAGACCTTGCTGGTTTGATATAAATATCTGCAATAAATTCGTTTCTATCAATAACTTCTCCAGTATTGTTTGTTCCGTCTGCAACTACAGAGAAATCAGTAATACCTCGTCTACCTTGAATATCCCTCAAGAAAGGTTCTACTAAGTTTCTGAATTGAGCTCTTGTAAATTCATCATTGAACTCAAAGAGTTGAAACTTGGCTGCAGTCGCAATTGCTTTTTCTAGAAGTAAGAATAATCGTCTTACGTTAATTCTATCAAATGCACTTGGTTTTGTCAATGCAGTTTTGTCTCCGAAAAGAACCACACCTTGGCCTGGAAAGTTAACTACAGGATTAATTCTTGCTTTGTAAAGTTGATCTCTTTCAGCCTTTTGAGGGTTGTAAGACAACTTAACTGCACCACGAACATTTCCTCTATTAAATCCAGCAGGAGAAAAGAAACTATCTGCAACTGAATCTGTAAATGCACAAAGTCCAGCAGTATCTCCGTTCAATGGAACAAATCTAAATACATCACTATACTTATCGTACATATACTTGTAACCACTATCGAAAACCATATATGATGAACTTGGACAAGTATTGAAACCATCTACAACATTTTTAGTTGCTGTAAGTGAATCTGCAATACCGACTGTCGCAGCACGATATGGAGAAACAAATCCCACACAATCTCTACGGAGTTCCACAAGAGCTGTAATCATTGTTACATGAGTATCCATATTTCCTTCTGTATCAGCAGCGATACTTGAAGAACCACCTATAACTAAGTTAATGTCTAATGATTCTGTATCTTTAAACTTATCATATGCAAGTACTATTTCACCATTAGTTGTTGAATAGTCATCTGTTCCACCAGTTAATGTAGAAATATCAATACCACTTACTAGTGTATAATCTGTACCAGATGCAATATCTGTTCCCCAGTTAGAACCAGCAGAAATATGGTCTGTCCAGTAGATAAACCTTGATTGTGCAAAGATAACATCTGAATAATAGTTGTTAGAACCTTGTGCTGTTTTACCATTTGGGTTCTTAGACATATTTGCAAATCTTTCGATTACTGCACTTGTTCTTTGTCCAGCAACACCTACTGCAAATCCTGCTATATCACCAACTGTGTCATATATTGCAACATGAAGTTCGTCTTCTTCTCCACGAGCATTTTCGGTAGCATATGCAGATGTTCCAGGCGCTTCATCAAATAAGTCAGAAAATCTCCAACGTCTTGTGATAAATGAGTTGTCTGGTATTACAGACTGTAAACCAGCACCAGCAGGATCATCTAACAAACGAATTGTTAAAACTTCAGATGAAATTGAAGTTACTTCATATTCTTCACCTTTAGATTCTACATTTACATCTGTTATAAATGCAAGAGGCGCATTATCTGCAACTATAATTGCTTTATCAAGTATCAATGCAGTTTGTGAAGTTACTGTTACAATTTTAACAACTTCTCCACCATCTGATATACCAGCACCAATTACTCGTTGTCCAACGGCAGCAGTACCAGAGTTTCCATCAACTACTAAGTTTTTAGTTGCAACTGTTATTGCACCATTTGCAAGAGCAGTAACAGAGTTATTTGTTTGGAAAGAAATGATATCACTTACTGCGATTACAGCGTTTGATGCATCTTGGTCATCAACTGTTATTGATAAGTCACCAACTGCACCAGCACCATTTACTAGATTAAGTGTTCCAAGTGGTTGTTTAAATGCTCTTTTACCACCACAGATATCTACACCAATTCCGTTACCATGAGTTCCAGCAGTCCTTGCAGTCCACTCTCCATGAGAACCAGAACCATCTTCAAAAGATGCTTGATAATGATCATCATCTCTGATAAGTATTCCAGAGTTTGCACCAGCATTTAAAATGCCACTTTCTGCTCTTACTACTTTTAAATTAT